AAATATTATTTATATAACAAAGGTAAAGATAAAAAATTAATTATTAGGAAAAGAATTTTTCCAATTTTTAGGGTTATTATCTTTTTGAAGTACTCCCATTTTTGCAAAATATGGATCTTCTAAAAATCCTTTAACTTCTTTAGTACGTTTACTAACAGTAGCTCTCATAGTAGCATCATGCCACATTACCATACCTAACGCAGATACTCTATCAAAGTTGCCATCTTTATTCCACATTATTAATTCTTTTAGTATAGCAGGGGAATAAATAGTCTCCAGTACTCGCTTTTCTGTTTTTTCAGATACCTTTTCTAATAGCCAAGATTTAATCATATCACGAGCTGTCTGATTTACTTTTCCACTGGCATCAATACCTTTAGCAGTATTAGTTCCTATTTTATAAGTATCTGAATTACGTAACTGATATGGAGTATCTGCTAATAAATATGTAGACGAATGTCGTTCAAAATAAGTAAACAATCCAGGTAAATTTTTCTCATACATCCCAGTAGCATTGTAATATAATAACAATCTTCTACAAATCTCATAGAACTCATTTGGATCATCTGTACGTCCAGTATACTCAGCTACAATTTGACGAGTATACCTATTCATTATTACAATACAAGGAAGAGAGTTTGTAGTACTTCGTGCTTTATCTACAACATCCATTCCTCCTATATATGTACCATATGGAATAACACCTTCTTCATTCATTTGAGGCTTAACCCATATTTCTACACAACCCCCTTTAGGATCATTTTTACCTAATGGATAATTTCGAATAGGTTTAGCATCCTGTACTGAAATGAATTCTAATTTATCTTTATCGTCAAATAGTAAGTTTCCTCTAAATGATGATTCTAGATACTTTTTACATTCACCTCCTTCTAATTCACCAAGATGTGTTTTAAGATATAAGGTAGGAAAATAAGCACCTTCAACTACTAAAAATGCTTCAGATGGATAGATAGGACCATTAATAATCTCTCCTTGATATACTGAAGGATCGTCAGATTTCTTAGCCTCATCTCGCCTATGTGTAATATACAAAGACGCTCTTTCTTCATTTGTAATGTAATTAGGCTTTTCTTTAAACTCATTTAAAGTTTTAGTATACGGTACAAAGTATCCTATTTTTCCTCTGTTTTCAAATATGTCATCAAATACAAGACAATTGTAATCTTGAGGATTACGGAATACAGATTCTGCATATAGTGCAGCTTTACCTGATACAAGCCCCCCAGTTCCTAATGCCCATATTACAAGATTCTTTTTCATTTTAGACTGTTGAGTTGCCTCAATAGCAGCCCATGATTCTTTAATATTATACATAAATCCAATCTCATCCAATACGCATAAGTTAGGTCGAGTACCATTGGCAGCTAACGGATTATCTTTAAAAGTTCTGTGTCTAAGTAATGAACCAGTTCTGGAAGTATACTCTTTATTTGAAGCCAATGATCCAGTAAGTGTAACTAGTAACGGTGAAGGATGTTCTTCATCAGCAGATACTTTATACCCACCTGGTAATAAGTCTAATGAATGTTTAATTTTTTTAATTACAGGATCAGTATACTTAGTATCAATGGCTCCAATGATAGTATCAGATGCTATTGCCTGCTTATCTTTCTTACGTTTTAAATAAACGTCATAATCAGTAGCACCATCAAATAAGAAGTTATGTGTACCAATACCTGAAGATGCATATGTTTTACCTCCTCCACGAGATTGAATACTAATAAAATGCTTTGCTGAATTCTTGTATAAAGGTTTGCCTAATGACTTACTATGATTCTTTCTAAGATAATCTCTAGCTGGAACATATGTCTTAGATTCTGATTCTTTCTTTGTTATACGTCCTAGCTTTAATGCAAGTTCTTTTTCTGGACCATACTTCCTATCGCACGTAAACTTCTTATCGCCTACGAATCCTGAAAACCCTCTACACTCTTCATATAATAAAAACAGCTCCCAATCAATATCTCTTAACCAAGGAAGTCCTGAAGCTTGTGCAACAGAACTATCGTCTTCAAATAATATATTATGAAAGTTAACGTAATAATACAGGGGACCTGGCATCCATTTACCTGAGTGCCAAAATCCTTCTATACATTTACGTTTTTCACCGCCCCAAAATGATAATCGCTCGTAGTACTCTAGTTCAGGATGATAATTAGGTATCTCACCTATTAAAAAATTATTATTATTAATTATCATATTTCATCAGCATCGGACATTGAACTAATACTCTTACCAGTCTTTTTAATCTTGTCTGCTTCATATTCAGATTTAATCTTCTTATAATCATCAAACATTTTAGGAGTAGCTGCTAACATTTTATCCAGATCAAGTAAAGCTTTTGTATCATCTTGATTTTTAAATGCATCTTGATACATTTCTTTAATACTTCTAGATCTTAATTTCATAGTATCATTCCAAACAGTTAAAGATCGTTCTGCTTCTGTTAAAGAAACATCTCTATATAACTCAATTGCATCTTGATAAGCATTCCATTTAAACTTAGGGTCCTTTAAGAACTTTTCTGCTATTAACTCATATTTATTAGGAACATTATAATATTTAGATTCTAAATTTTCACATAAATGAATAGCCCACATTAACTGTGAACTTTTATCTTTATTTTTAGACTTATCTTTTTTATAGATAACATCAATACCTGGAGCAAATATAAGCTCAGGATATTCTTTCCAAAAATTTCTATCAGTTAAGCTTATCATTCTGTAGTAAAAAGAGTGCTGCGTAATGTAACAATTGATTTAAAGGTTTTATCATTTGCTAATTCTTTACCTAATGTCCATTCACCATTACTAATTGATAAAGCTTTAGAGTCTAAACGAAGTCCTAAATTACCACTAACTATTGCAGCCTTGCAGTCTACCCATAGTAAGTCACTATCTTTTCTTAAAGTACAGTTTTCCATACGTAACTGTACTTTATCTATAGGATACTTTTCAATAGTATCTGAATATTTAATTACCCAATTATTACCTTCAAGTGATACTTTTGTCATCTTTTTCAAATCGTTTTTTTAAATGTATATTGGCGTACGTTAGATTTTTTACGTTAGGTATAAATTTACCAAAATTATCAATGTGGATAATAGGAAATTTTTCAATATCGTATAAATTATCTTCACCTTTTTTATCGGGATCACTAATCGTAATAGCAATCTTATCCACTAGCAATTTCCAAATCTCCTCAGCTTGCCCAATAGTTATACCGTGTTCTTTGGCTAATCTATTAAGTATTGCTTTCTGTTTATTCATTTGGAGGTAGTATTAGAAAACCTGAAGGTAATCCTTCTTCTTCAATTATATTTTCTGTACCGTTTGAAGGCTTAGCAATATTTTTAGAAGTATTAGGTTTAGATACAGCAGCATCTGGAATTGCAGTAGTCTGCTTTACTACCTTTTCTTTTTTAGACTCTGAAACAGACTTCATTAAATTAATTTCAAAACTTATTCCATCATGATCTGGCTTAAATGCTAAGTGACCACTTAAAATACCATCTTTATCGAATATAGGTTGACCAAATATTGTCTTCTTTTTAAGACGAGACAGGATTACATTAAATTGCTTTTCTTCAATTTCTAATTTTTCCCTAGTCTCTTTTCTCATATCAGTACTTAATATAAACTTAGCACGTTGCTTTGCAGGAAGTGCATCATATTCGTTATTAAGCTGAATGATCTCTGCAAGCACCTCACGTTCTTGAGCAGTAGCACTTAGGCTAAAGTTTAAGAACGCAAGAATCTGCTTGTAGATTTTGCTGTCATCCGTTGGTAAATTAAGTATCTTCTTAATCATTTTGTTATAGTTTCCTTTGCTACTTTTTGTAGCTCTTTATCGGTATTAAGCATCTTCCCTATTTCATTCCATTGAAGTAACGTACCTTCAGTAAATATCATAAGGACTGACATCAATACATTGTATTCCATATTATACCTATCCATATTATTCACTTTTTTAAAAGGAAACGATTGGATTGTTCTTTCTGGATAACCAGCTTCTTTTAGCATAATATTGAATATCCACCCTTCCTCTTCTCCATCATCATTTTTATAAAGCTCATGTTTATACTTAAACATTAAACCTGTTCCTTTAGATCGTTGAGATTCATTAATAGATATAAATATAGTTGCTAATATAGCACGTACTGATTCTACCTTTTTTTTCATTTTTGTGTAATTGTAATTGTTAATTTAAAGTATGGTTCTTCATTAGAAATATAATAAGAGCTTACTATTTGTTTAGAAGTATCAGCGCAGTATTGATTAATATTACTAAGTAATTCTCCTTCGTAACTAAATAAATCATCTAAATTATTATCAGTATGAATAAACTCAACTTCTTTCATCTACTATGAATACTTGAGGGACTACTCTATTTTCTCCTACAACTACTTGTGCAGTCATTCTGCAACTATACTTCTCTAATACTGCTGCAATTTCTCTATTACATGCATCTCTTTCTTCCTTACGCTCTTCTAGTGTAGGAACTTTTGCTGTTGATTCTCCTCCCGTTTCCTCAGTAGCCTCTGTTAATTCTTTTGTTTTTTTTGACATAATTTAATTTTTATTATTTTGAATATTTATTAATTCATATTCTTCTATTATACAATAACGGGTTTCCGTTTTCTCATCTAGCAATAATCTCATTTTTAACATTGCAGCATTTTTATGCTCGTATCTACCTTTAGGTATTAAGTTTACAAAAGGTGCAGCTGACAATAATGATAATTCGCATATTGAATACATTACTTTCACATTGATAATATTTGAGTGTTTACTCTGTATCGTCCTCTCGATTCAGATATAATTAATTTACGTTCTTTAAGGGATTTAATATGTTTATCCAAAGTAGCAGGTGATATTTCTAATTTAACCATGATGCGATTCTTATGAATTTTATCAGCATACCAAATGTTTCTTTCAAAATCTGCTTGGTTCAAAATGTAATATAATACATGAAATGCTCTATCTTTTGATAAGAGTAATATGCTATCCTTAGTATCTAAATAAACTGAAACCACTTTTCTTTTACGTTTGTACATTACAAATATATAACTTTCTATCGAATATTGATAGTACAAATATAGAAAAACTTAGTTACTATCACAAACATGATAGTATTAATATTAAAAATGAATGTTTATAGTAATAATGGTAAGTAATTGTTAAAAAGCTTGCGAATGTAAAATAGTTTACAGGGCTTACTAGCACAAACGTGATAGTCTTAACTTACCTTTTTCCTAGGGCTACAACTATCATAAATGTGATAGTAAGAGCCAGCCGTTCTTGCTAGTATAGAATTTTATAGATCCAGTGTTTATAGTATCTAAGATAGAATTACTGGTACGTTTATGATAGTAATTTGTACTATAAGGTAAACCTTTAGGTTGACTACCGTTATAGGTAGACGACCTCTGACGCATCTAGGAACTCTCCATCTCTTGTGTATGATATCATGTATACAACATCGTTTAATGTAACTATATGACATATGCGTTCAGTCTCTTT